TATGTTTCGATTACATCTCCTACTTTATCAGAGATTAATACTTTACCAGTCAGGTGTGGGGCCCTAGAACCGGCAATTAAAGAATCGTTGTCGTTTTCAAAGGAAAGATATCTTTTATCTCCTTCAGCGATCAACTTACTAATTGTGCTAACTCTTGCTGCTAGCATGCTTTTAATCTTACCTGTAAGATTCATTTCACTTCCAATGATAGTTTCCTGAGTCACAGTGTCTTTAATAAACTTATCCTTAATATGGACAATCCATATTCTATATGGAACAAGATTCATAATCTCCTGTATTTGACTCATAAACCATTCTCTTGGAAATCTCCATCCAGTACCCTCGCCTAAAGTAGTTACACTTTTCCATTCTGGACTTGTATGAATAATCATAACTCCTTTTTCGTCCCTATTAAACTTTTTACCTTGGGTTGTCTGCATGTAGAAATATGTGCCGGCAATATCGGCCCATTCATCAAGAACACTTAAATTATCAATTGCAAGATAATCTACTTGTCCTATGTTTTGTTTTAGATATTCTAAGTAAGACTTATATGTTTTAAAAGCCTCACTATATCCATCTCCTTGTTCTTTGTAGCAATTCAGAAAATATCCTTCAAGATAATCTGTGCCACCTTTCTCAAGATTTAAAATTGCACCTTTGCCTTTTAATTTAACGGTAAGATCTGCTATAATAGTTGTCTTTCCACATTTAGGCTGGGCATAAATGATTAAATCCTTTGGATCTACTTCTTTAATTTTTACTAATTCAATCATTTTAAAATTTCTCCTCTAATTTCGTCAAATAATTCAGGGTTCTCAGAAAGTAATGTACTTGCTGCAGCTTTACCTTGGCCTAATTTAATATCCTTATAAGAATAAAATGCACCTGCTTTTGTAATTATTTTTCTTTCTACCCCTACATTTAACAATTCTTCTTCTTTCCAAATTCCTTTACCATACATAATGTTAAACTCACATGTTCTAAATGGAGGAGCTACTTTGTTTTTAAGAACCTTAACTTTAGTTAGGTTACCTATTTTCTCTTCTCCATCACTTACACTATTAGCTTCGGTAGTACTTCTACTAATCTCCAATCTAATACTTGCATAGAACTTTAATGCATTTCCACCTGTTGGTACTCTAGAATCTCCAAACATTACTCCAATCTTTTCACGCCATTGATTAATAAATATCAGCAACACATTATGCTTATTTACTGTTGCTACTAACTTCCTCAATGCCTGTGACATCATTCTTGCCTGTAAACCCAATGCACTTGCTCCCATTTCACCTTCAATCTCTTTTAATGGAGTTAAAGCTGCTACAGAGTCGATAATTACTACATCAACTCCTCCAGATGAGATAAGATTTTCGGCAATTTCCAATGCTTGCTCACCATGGTCCGGTTGAGAAATTAAAAGTGAATCTACATTCACTCCTAAATTCTGGGCATAGTATCTATCAAATGCATGTTCTGCATCAATAAAAGCACATACTCCACCTTTCTTTTGAGCCTCTGCTATTGTATGAATAGCCAAAGTTGTTTTACCACTAGACTCGGTGCCTATGATTTCAACAATTCTTCCAGTAGGAAATCCACCAATACCCAAAGCTAAATCTAAACCTGTTGAACCTGTTGAAATTGATTCAACATCTGCAATTGGTTTGTCTGATAAAATTTGGATACTACCTTTACCGAAATTTTTGTTAATACTTTCTAGCGCCTTATCTAGACTTTCTTTACTTCTTTTCATTATTCGAATTTAACATTTTTTTCTTTAATTTCCAAGACCTTGGAAACATTTTTCTTACTGATAATCAGTTACTTATCTAATCTTAGACCACAATAAACTGGGAACCTTGGTATGCCATCATCTGTCCATTCAAAGAAGCGAATTTCAGCAGTTTTACCTATGTAATACTCTTTGTTTTGAAGTAATTCTTTTCGTTCATCATGTGACAGTCTTGCACCAGCTTTAAAAATACATTTAGATACTCCACTCATTTTTTGAACTTTATATTCCAATACAGGTATACCCCATTCTGGTCTTTGTTCAGCAGGTTCAATATCAATAATAGTACAAGCAATGTCTTGAAAATCTTTATTCTTCAATAAATAACTTGACCTAGAATCAATTTGGTAACCCATTTCACCATGTCTAATAATAGTACCTTCATAGCCCAATTCTAAAAATGCAATGTGTTTGTTTTTAATAGCATTACTATCAACCACTAATTCAGTTTGCACTTTTACAAATGGGGCATTCAATGGAAACTTTACAAAGTGTTCTGTTAAATCTGTACTAAAGAATCTTTCTTCAAATGATTCGGATTTTACAATGTCATATACGTGATATTGAATTTGCTCTGTTTCATTCTCTCTATACTTTTTAATCAATCTCATGTTATCCTGAAAAGATAACCCGTGGCAATATAATTCTCCATCAAGAATAACATCCTGTTTAAGATTTGCAAGACCTTTTTTAATGTGGTCCATATTCTCAATCATTTTACCATCCCTTGATTTTAAAACTACATCACCTGCTGCATCTTTAAAAGCAAGACATCTCATTCCATCAAGCTTTGGTTGAATAAATACTTTATTATCCCAATTAATTTTACGAGATTCATCATCATATGACTTTGCAAGCATAGGTAATAGTACCAATGTCTCCTCCGCCTCTAGTTGAGTAAAGAAGTAACCTTCATCAAGTTTCTCCATTATTTTAGATTGCATCTCAAGTGATGCCTGTACTGCAGGGTTAGTTTCATTCTTTTTACCAATGTTCTTACCTTTGCATTCTTTTTCGTTCTCTACGAGCTTCCCATCAAGTACTCCGGCAGATTGTTTTAATAATGCACCTTCTGTCCAGATGTTCCAGACTCTAATTTTTCCTTTTGAATCACGTTTAAATAACTGTTTCATTTTTTTTCTTTTTTTCGTATTCTTGTTTTTCGTATTCTTGTCTTTCTCTACTTAATAATAAAGTATAAAACATTCTACTTTTATCTACACATTCTATAACGCTGCTATGCTTACTTAACATAGTATTATAAATAATAGAAGCTTGTTTACCATCATACCCATTTGCTCTTACAATATTATCTGCAAACCAAATATTTTCTTGAACTCTACTTTCATATAATTTAAGAACAGTGTTTAATAATTCTTCTGTCATTTGTTAGTGTATTTTAAACTTGTTTTTGATTTGTTATATGATTTTTGAAGAGTAATTTGATGCATCATTGAAGGAAATCTCCATGCATATCTACTACTAAAAGCAGCTCCTATTACAATAGCTGAATCAATAGCTTTTAATTGTCTTAATGGAATATTCTTTTGATTATCCATAATAACATCTGCAAGATCTATATTTTCTTGTATTCCACTTTTATAGAATTCTATGATAGTATTTTTTATTGCTTCTTTCATTTTATTTCATTCTTTTTGTAATCCATGTAACTAGTACGTAACAAGGGATCATTTGGATACTGAGGTAATATCATTGGTACTCCTTTCTGAATTTTTTCTAATTCCTCACAGTATGGTACTGCACCATTAAAATAAATTCCTAATCGTGTACCTTCTAAACCGGCCAATCTATCCTTAAGAAATTTAATTGACCTATATTGTTTTCCAAATCCCAATGTATTAACCATGATATTATATCCAGCATGCTGAGTAATCTCATAGCGTATAGGATTAAATATACCAATTACACAATCATAATCCCTTTGTAATTCTTTATTGTTTGCCAAGTGATCAAGACTTGGTTCTAATTTTTGTTCTATAAGTCCGCCTCTATTTGTAAATTCCAAATTCTCTTTAGATTGATCTTGCTGCTGAGTATTTATTACAATGGCTTTATATCTTTTGCAGAACGCATTCAAACAATATGCTTCAGAGAAAAGTTTAAGAGCCTGCCTTTCGGTAAGTATTTCTCCTAATCCACTTTTCTCAGTGTGTAGTAGACTTATATGATCCGTTACTACGAATAAATATAAGTCATCTGATTTTTTGTTATATCCTATAATTCTTCCATCAGCATTTGTTATATTTTGTCCAATATGTGGAAGATTAGCAAACTTGTCTACTTCTTTCTTTACCCCGGTAGGATTAAATATATAATCAAATACTGTTACTTTTTCATATAACGTTTTTAGAAACTCAGATTTCTCTGCGTTTTTGACATAGAGTAATTCAGTCTTTGTTAATGTTCTACTGCCTTGTTTAAGTAATATAGTAGGAGTAAGCTGAATAGCTCCTCCAGTCTGTATATAAATAGTTAGGCAAATCATTGATAACCAAAACTCTTCTTCGGATTCCTCCAAAGCAAACCACAATACTTTAAAGTCATAACTTTTACCGTGAGTAGCCCAATGCAAGTAAGTATTGTAAATACTGATAAACTTAAGAAATTTGGTTTTACCCACACTTGAGTTTGCAGTAATGCAATAGTACTTACCCGGTACCCAACCTGGAAAGTAATGATCATTTGTCAGCCTATTAAAGACCCATGGAATAGAGTTAAACCCTCCCTTTAGGGCCCTTTCTTGAGCCTCTTCAATAGCATTAAAGTATTTTTTCATATTTTTCTAAAGATGTCTCTTAAAGACTTTTCCTCCTATCCAACCATTATAAGAATTACAACGGAGGACATTGTATTTTACTTGAAATTCTATTTCCTTAAGAGTTAAATCTGCTTTATTATCGGCAAAATCCAATATGTATCTTTCAAATTTATCTTTGCCTAATTTAGTAATGTCAGCAAGTAATTCTTTTGAAGATCCATAATAATTTTTCCAACCCGAGTCTTTTGTACCTACTTTAACTCTTTTCTTTTCATTACCAACTACTAATTTGTCTTTTTTAGACATTTTAGCCCTGGTTTTATGTAGGAAAGCTTTCTTTCCCACATAAATTTTCTCCTCAGGCCCTATTATTAAATAGATAAATCCGTATTTATCAGAAGGGTAATCCTCCAGACATTTCTGGCTCACTTTCTTCGGTGAACTCGACTTCGGCAATTGCATTTTCCAACACATTATCTTTTTGATTGAGAATTTCAATTCTTTCCTCGACAGTTAATGTTGAAGAAATATCAAATACAAAGGTATCTTCTTTTCCTTTA